GTCAAGTCCTTTAACAACCTTGTCAAACGTTTGAATGTTTGCAACAAATTGTTCGGCGTGTTTGTGTATCACTTTTGAGGCCATATCAAAATCTTCGACACTAGACAAATCTCTGTCTAGGATATCGTCTCCGAATTCGTTTTCGAGGTTTCCAATATCTATTTCAAGCTCTTTCTGTCGCCTGCTTCCCTCGTGGGTTAGATCATATACATTGTAGTAGTTCGACAGCATTTCCATGTCGTTTGGATTAAATATAAGTGTTGTCAATACTGTGTCACCGTTAGTTATAGGGATCTTTATTTCATGGCTTTCGCTTATCGCTATATTTATTACTGGCCGTTCGTCCATTCGTCCACACCTCGATTTCTTTTTGTTTTACCATAATATTCCTGCTGTTCTTTTTCATCTTCAATCTTAACGGCATACCCAACCGATATTAGTTGCTCAAAACGTTCGTCCGATAGACCTTCAAGGATTTCATTTGCAAAAACTGTTCGCCTTAACTGCGTATCCCAGTATTGCTCAATTGCTTTTACACGCATAAAATCACCCCTTAAATTGCATTTTCTGGCGTAAATATCAATCCCGGTGTCAATTTGTCAACCGAACCAAACTCAGGATCACCACCAAATGCAATACTGATCGGCATATCAACCCTAGAGCTACCGCCTAATGAGTTTGCAACAACACGGCACATCGGATACATATCTGCGTTGCTTGTCTCTGGCAAATAGCCGTAAGTGATTAGTACCTTGAATTGTGACAACTCCGCAAGCATACCACGGCGCATAAACTCATGCAATTTTTGATTGACTTTGCCTTTATTCCCTATAGGTCTTAGAGTGTTCGGATCAAAATCAATAGTACGTGTAAGGCTGTCAACAGTATTATGCTGTATGCCCAAAATGTCTACGATTTCCGTTGTTTCTGGGGAAAATTCAATCGAAGCGTCTTCCGTTTTGTAACCTTGCGGTTCCCATTCTGGTGTCGATGAACCGAAATCTGCGGCGTCAACCCAAACTATCAATGCTTTTCTTAGTGCTTCACCTGTTAAATTAAATTCTGGTACATTTGCCATTATTACCACTCCTCATTTTCAATTAATATTTCATAGTCTACATGTATTTGTATCATCAAATCAAAAACACCTTGTTCAGTTCCTTCCACTTGTCGCCATATTGTACCTCCGTCACTTGTTATATTATCCTTGCCGTCTTCAAAATTGCTGAATTTTGGCAACAATGGACTTTGATTCGCTGAATTTCTACGCCCGTTTTCTATATTTATCCACAGCGGTAGATTCTGTACAAACATTCCAGCCGGTAAAAAGAACGATTCGTCCCGAAAATTCCTCCTGATATAAAGTTGAAAATTCACGCGCTGTGACAAAATAACGTTTCCCATTATTGTTTTTGTCTCGCGTATTTGCGTACTACCTGCAATTCCAAGAGAGTTTGATCCATCTCGGGCGAAAGAATCAAACATAACTGGAGTAATACTGATTAGAGTATCGTCTCCAATGTTAGGATATGATTTCAGAAACTCAATTACAGGTGTGAAGAAATCAATCTCTTTGAACGGTTCAGATTCCAAATCTTCCGATATGTCAATGTCGTTCATAAACAATACACCTCTCATTTGCAATAAAAAAACCTACAGCATATATGCTATAGGCTCTAAGGCTCATTCTTTTTGTACTGTAAGTTCAACTTCTTTTTTGCAAAGCTTACACCATACATAAATCTTACCATCTTCAATTCTCGCGACCGTCTTAATTTCGCAACAGGAACATTTTATATCTTTGCTCAAATTCGTCTCCCACCTTTACTCTACTTCATTTTTAAGAAGCACTGATAAATATTATACCCATTGATGTATGATTTTATTGTTTCTGGGTCAATCGTTTCTGGTAATACAAACGTCCGCATATCATTATCGTTTATTATTATCTTTACTGCTCTTCCACTCTCATGCGACATGTCACACATATGGATTTCTAGGCTTGTTATAGCCCTTAAAACAATTCTTGCGCTTAATTCATTTCGACAATTTCTCATATCGATTGTGATTGGACTTTTGCTTTTAAAACCATCGTTATCAAAACATATATCCATCCTCCATATATCTATTGCAACTGGGTTTGTATTCATACCTATTTCACGTTTAATTATACACAATCACATCCAATAGTCAAGATTAAGTTCTCCCACTTATCCAAGCCTGTGAGTTAGCTATCCAAGTGTCCATAAGATCATTCGCAGCCCTATCCGCCCAATGAGCACCAGTTATCCCTCCAGCCTGTGATGTAAGTTCGCGTTCCGTTGTTACCTTGCTCACGCCTTGACGCGCAAATGGGCTACCAGTATCAGGATCAATCATGACTAGACCATTATACAAAAATCTCGCATATGGAGTTTTCCATACCAATTCTCCGCTACCGATAACCGTATTAATAGTTGAGGATTGCCGCAACGTTCCCGTGTCTGTAAATACATAATTGTTAATATCCGTCAAAAGCATATTATCCCAAAATTTTTGTAATGGGCTCCCGATACCATATTGCAATTCAAGTTCATTGCCGAGCGTTCGCGGGAACTCTAACGTTACGGTAAGACCACCGTCTTTATATATTTTTTGTCTTTGGTTTGGTATGCTTACCGCCATTATCTTCATCCCACCCTCACGCATTAGCGTCTAAATCAAAAGCATTCGAATTAGACCATTCAACAATATTTGTTATATGTCGCCTTAAAAGTAAATCCATAACATATCTATCACACTTACAATTATCATACCCATTTTTGAGTATTTCATCTTTATCTTTTATGCCTAGGATACAACCCTCTGGATTGTTATCCCAAGGCGTTCTCCACCCACACTTAAAGCAATTAGAAACTCTTTTATTTTCTTTCGATCCGTCCAATTTCCCTGTCAATATACCAACTCGCTTTTCTTAGATCTTCAATTGCGCTGGAATTTTCTTTTTTCCCTGCTCTTGAGATGTATTTAATCGCATTGCCAAGATGGAATCCTAAACTCCAATCCTCTATTACCTCAATCGCTTCGTATGCACCAGAATTATAATACAATGGGTGGTCAATCGAATCAGACATAAATTATTCCTCCTTATGACAACTGCGCCTTTAGCAAAATGAACCGCATATCGCTTGTATATTCAACATTCATTCGAGTATCGGCGTAAGAATCTAGTAGCGGATTGATATCACGCACACGTCTCACATCTGAGTTACACCTCGCGAATTGGCTTTCCTGTGTCGCTACCTGTGCGGATGTCCCAAAATCAAATTGATAATTACTCACACCGCGAATGATTTGCGGAAACGTGTTGAAATTAAATAGTCTCGGGCTTACGCTCCAATATTTACCACTCATTACGTCATCGATTGATAACTTTATCCATTCACTAGGTGTGGTGTATTCAAGTCCTGTGACTTCTTTTCGAAATGGAATTTGAATTGTGATATTGCTTGCTTGTGCTTGCCCAGTAGTGTTAGCAATCTCAATTGAATCTTCCTTCCATACGCAACCTTTAAGCGTGCATCGGATGTTCGTATGTGATCCATCATTTGCAATGTAGCGCGGATATATTGTTAATATTGTTGTTTGTTCAGGCAAAAATTGATATATAAAATCACATCCTCACTCGGTTCACTCATTATACACCACCGAACACTATAAAATCGTGCAACTGCGTTGCGCTTAAACGGCTTATAATAACTCGTTTAATATTTGCTTCAATTTGTTCCATTGACTGTATTTGGTCAACAAACGAGACCGAATAGCCTTGATTAGACACGCTTTTTCTTGCGTCTAGGCTTCGTGTTTGCATATCCTTGAAATAAATATCAGCAATCTCACATGTTGCCATTTTTAATTGGTTGAGCGTTCTTTCATCCAACCCTTCAATAAGTTCTTCATCTATTGAGTTCTTTCTGTCAATCCTGTTGCTGGACTTTTCCGCCCAATAATCAAATTCTTCTGTCGGTATTGTCTGTTGTCTTCCCTTTAAATAGTCTTCTGTATAAAATTCAATGTCTGCGAATGTCATACGTTCACCGCCATTTCTGAGTTGCCATCAAGCTTCTTACCCCTAAACAAAAATCTGTCATTCATAATAAATACCGCCTTTCGCATTTTACCTTACAATAATATGGCGAACTCCGCAAGGCTCGGTTTTTCGGTAGCTAACCTATCGCCAAACTTATTATAACGCAAAAAGAAGCGGAACACAATAGGGGTGTGTTCCGCTTCTCAAAAGGGATGTCTTTGCTCTTAAATTATATCACAGTGAATCCTTTGCCGTCAAGTGTTTTAAATGTAAACATAGACGGCTCTGTTAGTTTCCCTTTGCACCCAACACGGCGAACGGTAATCGCCTTGTTCCATCGGGTTGCAGTGAATTGATCGGGTTCGGCAATTCCCAGCCTAAGCGCATTACTACACGTAATGCTACCATCATTTTTGTTATCGTAAAGGCTCTTTATCCTCTACTTCCGCATGTTGTTTTTTTCGATGCGGGTCAGACTATATCATCACACTCATGGATGTGCTGGGCACTCGTGTCGGCTTCATAGCTGTTCTAGCTGTATGCCGTTAGTCGTTGCACCTTCAAACTATCCCTAGTTTGCTTGGTTCAGGATTACCAAACTTTAAGATAAATTCATTAGGCATTGTATTGTATTTCCTACTATTACAGGACGAGCAACACGGAACAATATTTTCTATTGTGTCCGTTCCACCTTTTGTAATAGGGATATAATGGTCACGCGTTACAATTTTCTCGGATAATTCAATGTCGCAATAATAGCATTTATTTCCCATTGAATTAAATTTTTCTATAAATTGTTTTTCCGTAAAATGTTCATCAAGACTATATATAATCGCTCGTCTTTTTCGGCTACGTTCAATAACAGATTCAGGGTTATCTTTCGAATACTGCTTGTGATATTCAAGTCTATTGTCTCTATTGGATTTATGCCATTTGCTCATATAATTACTTACATGCTCTTTGTTTTTGGATTTCCAATTATTAGACGCTTTTCTTTGTATATCCCCTGATTTATCATAATAAGCGCGCTGCTTGCAAGCAAGCAATTCACGCTTTGATTCTCTGTATTTTGCCGCTTTTTCGAGTTCACACATTTTACATCTTGAACGCAAACCATCTTTTTTACGATTGTCTACATGAAAGTTTTCCATTGATTGCGGTTTTTCGGCTTTGCAATTTTTATTTGAGCATGTTTTCATCATGACAGTCACCTCAATGAAATTGTATCATAATGCGCCAATAAGTGCAACCATGTCTTAAAATTATTTTTCAGGCTTCCCCTGAGTTCACCCAGTTTATACAGGACAGGCTAGGCTGCTATTGGTTTATCCTGTTGCGCTAGATTATAAGCAATAGTACCGTCTGTATTTTGGATAATACTTTCCGTCAACAACTTGTATGTGATGTCTTTACGGATAGCATATACAGCCTGTGACATATCGCCCAAAATCAATTGCGCTTCTGCGTCTTGCCATGCACCATTCATTAAGAACGATGTAGGCATACCGTCAAGATTGTAGTTTGCCGCGCCGTCTTGCAAGCTTGATAAAAATAACGGCCTGTTGTTTAGGTCAACCAATCCGCGAAGCGCACCTCTCATTCCTACGCTAGCAATAGAGCCGTTAGGGATAAATCCGCTTTTCTCAACGTTTGCAATCGCACCATCTACGCCGAAAATATCTTGATATAAACTAGCAGATGGCGTAACGAAATTGCCTGTTTCTTGCGCCGTTTCGATTAAGCTTTTGCGCCACATTGTCGGCTTGTTGATACCAAACAAAATTGCTTCATCGATTGCAGCTCCCATTCTTTCTTCAATTAGCGGTCTAATTTCGCCGAAAAGGTCATAGCCTCCAGCAGATAAAGCATCTTCCACAACTGCTTCTGGGATCGGTACGATTACAGCTAATTCTTCTGCGTAGATATTAATTTTATCCCAGCTCACTTCTGTTGTTCTTTTTTGTCCAGTGTCGCCATTTACCCAGTACGCCATCGGCAACGTAGCTAGTACAGGCTGTGATCTTACATTACTAGCCATATTGGGCAATCGTCTAAACTGTGTTAATGCGGCAGATGATGCCACTGCGCCTTGAATTATTTCTGATGATACTTCTTCTGGTATCAACACTTCTGCCTTATCTCTTGTAATTATGTTTGTTGGCATTACAAATCAACTCCTATTATTTTCTTTTTATACCCCCAAAAAGGATTTTATTCATATCAAATTCTTTTTGGTTGCCACTTGATCCACCTTGATTCGGCACAAAAGCCGATGGTACATGCTGTTTCCCACCTTCATTTTGTTCCGGCAAGGGATTCTCCTTCAAATACTTAGCGCACTCCGTCTCAAAATCTGTTCCTTCTTTGACCAACTTACCGATTTTGAATTGCAAAAACTCAACCATATCAGCCGGAACACCTTGTTTCTGTAGATGTGCCTGTTGTTTCAATGTTGCTAGTTCTTCGTGCATAGTCTTTCTTTCTTTTTCGAGTATTTCTGCGATTTCTTTCGCTTTTTCCAGCTCCGTTTTTTGGCTGTCTTGCCACACCTTGAAGTCTTTAAGGCTTTTCTTAAAGTCATCAGCAGAAGCACCTGTAAATCCAGCGTCTTTCATTGCCTTTGTTATACCTGCATTATACTGCTTTACGGCCATAGCGTCATAATCGCCCTTTGAATATGTTTGCTCTGTTTGCTTTTGATCCGCAATATCTGGTTGCGTGTCCGTTTGGTTATTGTCCTGATTTGTATCAGTGTCTTTGTTTTCCATTGTATTGCCTCCTTTTTGAGCCTGTCGGCTATTCCGTTTATTTAATGGCTCGTCAGCCATATTCGATATTTTTTTGTTGAATTGCTCTAAATAATATGGGTCTTGCAATATTTCATCAAGGCTCATTACCTCACTATCAACGCCCATTTCAATCACCCCGAATAAGCCAATCTTTCCAATTCTTCAAGCTTGCTCATCTCGTCATCTTCCATTTCTGCCCATATGTTCGAATATTTACCCTTCATTTTATCAAGAAATTCTTTGTATTCGTCCATGTGCGGCTCTGCCTTTTTAACGTCTTCCTTTATTTTATCATGATTTTTATCGTATTTTTTAGACGCCTTTAGCTCTGATTTGGCAACTGCCTTCTTCTGTTTTTCTTGCGCCTCGAGAAGTGCGGCTTTCGCCTTTAAAGTCTCCTGAATCAATTCATTTTCAGATTCATCGAAGTTGATATCAACCTCAGACTGTATAAGATTAAAAGCTTCAACATCTATAATTTTTGAATCGTATAGTTCTTTGGCGTAGTCTACCCTTTCATCGTCGTCTTTAGCTGTTAGCAAGTCTTCAAGTTCTTCGCTATATGGTATTATTTTAGTTGGGATATCTATTTCAGCATGTCTCGCCGCAAATATCCTATGAGACCCTGTAACAGCTTGGTATTCTTCAGACCCCATATCAATCACAACAATCGGCCTTCCGGAATATCCATTATTTGTAAAATCGTATACAAGCGCGTTGAATTTATCCTGATTGGTAATATTGTTTATAGGATTAATAGAATAAGCATATATACTTTCGCCTTTTAATTCCAATCCTTTGAATTTCCCACTCTCTCGCATTGCATCACTAAGGGATTGCCCCGACTTTATAAATATTCTACGGCCTGAAACAGTTCGCCATACTCCATCGACATTATCCTTTTCAATAACAATCCCCTATCCTTCCTTAACCTCAAGTAGCTTCCCACCCTTTAATATATACGTTTTATTGTCGCTCACTGTCGGCTTGATAACAGCGTTATACCAATCAACAACTTCCGCTAATTGATCATCTTTTACATATTCCGTAGCCTTTTTAGCTTGTGCCATTATATAATCACCTCACTAAGCACATTATAAAACACTGTATAAAAAAAAGCAACCTAATACTTCAGGTTACTTTTTCAACAACAAACTGAAAACTGATCTTGTTGTCATATTTTAATCTATTCTGGTATAATTCCCCGCCCATTGTGGCGACTATTGTAATCTCTCATGCTTTTTGATATTTTGGATCTAAGATCTTCAAGCTGATCAATACTCATGACCACTTTTGTTATCACATTACAATTCCGGCCAACAACAGAACCATTTGTATTTATCACTTGGTCTTGAAACTTAAATATTATTGTAGATTCGCCTGTTTCTCCATCAATAACAAGATTAAATTTATTTGTATATTTTGTTTTCAATTATACCACCATCCTATATTTTATTAAACTTATTTACAAATCTTGCTAAGCAACATATCAACAAAATCACAACCTTCCCAACCCATCAACCAATACGC